GCGAAAGAGACAACTCAGCTGAAGCGGGACGGTGTATTGAATGATGCACTCGCTGGCATGGAATTCCGTAACGACAAATCACGCGACATGGCTCGCCGTGAGATTGTTGACCAGTTGGTCCAAAACGAAGAGGGTGCATGGGTGCATTCCACAGGTTCAAACATTCGTGATTATGTAGAAGCTTATGCTAAATCCGAAGACAACTCATTCCTGTTCCGCGTTAAGTCTAACTCGGGTGCAGGTACAGGCAATCCAGCTGGAGCGCCTTCAACCGACACCACCAAGGCAATTGGTGATCTGTCAACTCAAGAAATTCTAGCTCTTGCCGCCAAAGGTAAACTAGGTAACTTTAACCTATAAGTAAACTATACTATTATAGCATTCTAAAGGAATTATAAAATGGCTATTTCTAACACAGACTTCCAGAACATTGCTCTGGCAATCTCCGCTTACTCTGACGAAGCTTACACAACTGCTAAGAAGCTTAACGGCACAGGCATCGTTGCTTCCGACCAGCGTATCGACCTCTCCGGCGAATCTTTCATCGGTCAATTCCGTTGGTACAAGCCACTCTCCGCAACTGTAAACGTTGCTTCTTTGGCTTCCGCTACAGACGGCACATACACAGGCATGTCCACAGACGTTGCTGACTTCGTTAAGACTGTTCGTACTTTCGGTGCAGAGCAAGTTAACATGCAAGAAGTTGTCTCCAAGCAGGACGGTCTGGCTAAGATCGCTCGTGACTTCGCTGAAGTCCGCGCACAGGACGAGCATGACGCTCTCTTGGCAGTACTCAAGGGTGTTGCTGCTCACGAAGTAAGCCTCGGCACAACTTCCGGCATGATCGACTTCGACACAGACGCAGATGCTTCTGGCGTTGGTTCTTTCGTTGACGTTAACGCTGCTGGCCTTCACGGTGCTGCTGCAACTGGCGCTTCTGACGCTCGTAAACTGTTCGACTCTTCTGCTATGGGCGCTGCTCGTGGTGAGCGTTTGTTCCGTTCCATCGGCGCTGCTTTCAAAGACTATGAGCCAGATTTCATGTACATGGTTACTTCTCCTGAAGTCATGGCTGAGATGCGTGCTGCTAACCTCGTTGACGAAACAACTGTCACAGAAGGCAACATCGAGTTCACAACAATCTTCGGCGGTAAGTTCCGTTTGATCATGACTCGTGCAAACCAGGGTAACGTTTCTGCTGAAGCTGAAGTTAACGCTCAGTCCACAAAGACAACTTTCATCATCAAGCCAGGTTCTGTAGCTTCTGCTGCTATGCCTGTTCCAACACCTGTTGAAGTAGACCGCAGTGCTGCGTCTTACTTGGGTGGCGGTTCCACAAACGTTTGGTATCGTTGGGGCTACGCAATGCACCCAATGGGCTACGACTGGAATGGTGCAACTACTGCTTTCGCTTCCGACGCAAACTTCGGCGCTGCTGCTTCGTATGCTCGTAAAATGGACGCACTGAACTTGGGCATCCTGCCTATCTTCCACGCTTAATTTAAATAGGAGAGTGAACTAATGGCACTTGTACTCAATACAAACAGCTACGTTTCGATAGCAGACGCTGATACATACTTTGAGACTCGTATTGATAGTGCCAACTGGGTTGACGCTGAAGACGAAATCAAAGAACAGGCTCTTGTCACAGCCACTGCGCTGATTGATGACAATGCTTGGATTGGTTCTGCTGTTAGTTCCTCTCAAGCTTTGGCTTGGCCTCGTAAGAACGCTATTTACAACGATGACCGTTTAGGTCTTCAAGTAACTATCGCAGAAGACGAGCTACCAAGTCGTGTTAAAACTGCTGTTTATGAACAGGCTTTGCATCTGGTAAATAATGAAGACGTCCTCATGGGACAGACTCAGACTTTTGAATCTATCTCGGTAGGCTCTATTAGTATCTCAGATAGCAACGGTGACACAACAAAGACCCCTATGAAGCCATCCACTGCACTTAAACCTATTCGTCCTCTTATTCGTAAGGGTTCAATGGGTCAAGGTGCAGGATGGTGGAGGGCTAATTAATGTCGCTTAAAGCTAAGATTAACGCTGCTGTAGATAAAGCTTTTACAGCAATTGGTGACTTAGCTGTTTCAGCAACAATCTCTAATAAAACGGTAGGTTCCTATAATTTCGCCACTGGTGAGACTGTAGGGACTACCTCTTCTAAAACTGTAAAGGTTTTTATACAGTCAACAAACAAGCCTTCTGACGGTGCTTTCAGTAGCACTGCTATGATGAAGTCTGAAATGTCTGTTGATGGGTATGATACTCTTACTGTTGGAAGTACAGTTTACAATATTACTGATCACACAGATGATGGCTTTGTTATTACATTGTCATTGACTAAGGAGAAAGTATAATGTATGACCTAATACTTAGAGATGTTGAAACTGCTTTTGCATCGGCCACTTGGACTGCTAATAACATCCAGACTATCCCTGATAATTATTTAGGTGTAAAGTCTGATGAGTATGTCCTATTAAAAGTCATGCCATCTAATAGCTCTCTCTCTGCTTACGGCGTAGAGAAGCAAATAGATGGTTTGGTCGCAGTTAAAATGTTTACAAAGGCTGGTGAAGGTCAAGGCAGGGTTATGGCTATTGCCAATCTTCTTGACATCATCCTAGAAAACAAGACACTACCTAACGGTACAAGGCTTGGAACATCTTATTTAAACGTAGAGGGGCTAGACTCCCAAAATAAAGCACTATACAGTGCATCTTATATAATTCCATTTATCAAATACGGAGAATAACAAATGGCACATATTTCATCTTTGGGTGCGGGTATCTTTACATACCTCGACATCTTCAAAGGCACGATCCCTGCGAGCACAGACACAGCTGCTGAGTGCGCTGCTCTGTTCGTAGGTACAACACCTGGCACAGCTGACGCTGACCATGTTCGTATGCCTTCTGTACGTGAATTCCCATCCGTGGGTACACCTGCAAACATCGTAAACGTTCCTGTTTACGGTCAAAAGACTTCTTCTCAGGTTCAGGGTCAAGCTGACGCGCCTTCCTTGGAAGTCACAGTCAACTACGTCGCTGGCGACATGACAGCTATCCACGACCTTATTGGCACTAACTGCGTATTCCGCTTCATGATGGCTGCGTCAGCATGTACTGAAGACGAAGGTGCTGCTGCAACAATTACCCCAGAGAACACAGAGTTCTACTTCTTGGGTAAAATTGAAGCTATCCTTGTAAACCCAGCTTTGACAGATGCAACTACTGCAACTGTTACTTTGTCTGCTCAGTCCGACTTCTTCGGCCCAG